GTGCGCCCCTATGTGCGCGCCACCTGCAACCCCGACGCCGATAGCTGGGTCGCGAGCTTCATCGGCTGGTGGATTGATCCCGAGACGGGCCTGCCGATCCCCGAGCGCGCCGGTGTCTTGCGCTGGTTCGTGCGGATTGGGGACGCCCTGGTGTGGGCCGATCGACCGCAGGATTTGGCGGAACATCTCGATCCGGTGGGCCGGCGCCCGATCCCGCCAAAGTCTTTGACGTTCGTGCCCGCCAAACTGACCGACAATGCCGCGCTGATGGCGGCCGACCCCGGCTATCTCGCCAATCTGATGGCCCAGCCGACGGTGGAGCGGGAGCGGCTGCTGCTCGGCAATTGGAAGGTGCGACCGGCGGCGGGGCTCTATTTCCAGCGCGGCTGGTGCCAGCTGGTGGATGCGGCGCCGGCGGAGCTGGATGTTGTGCGCGGCTGGGATCTGGCGGCGACACCGAAGACGGAAGCCAACGACCCGGATTGGACCTGCGGCGTGAAGATCGGCCGCGACCGGCGCACGGGGCGCTTCATCGTGCTGCACCATGTGCGCACCCGCGATACGCCGGCCAGGGTCCAGGCTCTGATCAAGAATACCGCCAGCCAGGACGGCCCGGCGATAGAGATAAGCCTGCCGCAGGACCCCGGCCAGGCCGGCAAGGCGCAAGTCGCCGCCCTGACGTTGGCGCTCGAAGGTTTTGTGGCGCGCGGTACACCGGAGACGGGAGATAAGCTGACGCGCTTTGGCCCCTTTTCGGCCCAGGCCCAGGCCGGCAATGTCGATGTGCTGCGGGGTCTTTGGAACGAGGACTGGTTCACCGCTCTTGAGGGGTTCCCCGCCGCCGCCCACGACGACGATGCGGATGCGACCTCGCGCGCCTTCAACGCCTTCCTGCACCGCCTGAACAGTCAGGGCCTGCTCGACCTTGTACGCCGCCAGAGCGCGGGCGATGCGCCCACCTTGGCGCCTGGGTCGCTGGAGTGGGAGCAGACGCGGGCGGAGGGTTAAGTTTTGATCCCTTCCCCCTTGATGGGGGAAGGGGCAGGGGATGGGGGTGCTCGCGCTCACGCTGCGTAGGTCCCGGGCTGGCCCCGTCTCCTGCGCCCTTCTTGTCACCGGCTGTGGATAAACCCCCATCCCAACCCTTCCCCCATAGGAGGGGGAAGGACTTTGACTAGCTTCAGGAGCCGTCTCCCATGCCCCCACCCGGCGGTTTCCGCACGTCGTTAAGCTTCAATGTGCAAGGCCCGCTGGGTCAGGCTGCCTTTCAGCCGAGCGGGGGTGTTTTCTCGCCTGGCCTGCCGCTCCAGCCGATGGAGGGGCAGCAGCCGACGCGGGCGTTCGACTTCAATGTCGGGATCAACACGGTCGTCAGCCCTCGGTCGGGGTTCGCCGACATCCACAGCTTCGCCAGCTTAAGGGCGTCGGCCAATGTCGAGCCGGTACGGTTGGCGATCGAGACCTGCAAGGATCAGATCGAGCGGCTGGACTGGCGGATCAAGCCCATCGATAGCCAGGCCGGCAGGTCCGACCCGGCGCAAGTTACGGCGATCACGCGGTTCTTCCGCAAGCCCGATGGCGTGACGCCCTTCGCGACCTGGCTACGCTCAGCCCTTGAGGACCTGCTGGTGATTGATGCGCCGGCGTTTGAGCGGCGGCGGGATCGGGCCGGGCGATTGATCGGGCTGGACGTCGTGCCCGGCGACACCTTCAAGTTGCTGGTCGATGAGACGGGCCGCCGGCCGCGTCCGCCCTTACCGGCCTATCAGCAGATCATCAAGGGCGTGGTCTGGAACGATCTCACGACCGACGATCTCATCTACGCCCCCCGCAATCCGCGCCCGAACCATCTCTACGGGTTCGGCCCCGTGGAGCAGATTCTGGTCACCCTCAACATGGTGATGCGCCGCCAGGGGGTGCAACTCGCCTACTTCACGGAGAACAATACGCCCGCCGGCCTCCTGAACGTGCCGCCGGGCTGGGGCGCCGACGCGATCAAAACCATGCAGGACGCCTGGGACGCCCGCGCCGAGGGCGATCTGCCCTATCGCAACAAGGTGCAGTGGGTGCCCGACGGCACGCGCTATCAGCCGTTCAAGGACGCGCCCTTGAAGGACGAGTTCGACGAATGGCTTTACCGTATCGTCTGTTTCGCCTTCTCACTGCCGCCCAGCGCCTTTGTCAAACAGATGAACCGCTCCACCGCCGACGCGGCCTCCGACACCGGCAAGGAGGAAGGGATTGTAAGTCGCAAGCTGTGGTGGAAACGCCTGGCCGATCAGATCATCCAGGACGATTTCGGCGCGGCCGACCTGGAATGGGGCTGGTGCGAGGATGTCGAGATCGACCCCCTCAAACAGGCCCAGATCGACGAGATCAACCTGAAGAACGGCACGACCTTCATCAACGAGGTGCGCGACGCGCGGGGCCTTGAGGGCGTGGCCGGCGGCGACCAGCCGCTGATCTACCTGCCCACGGGCGTCCAGGTGCTGAGCCACGCTGTGCTTGCGGCTACGCCATCGAACGCGTCTGCTTACACGATTCCGTCGGTGCCTAAGGGGAGGCGCAATGATGATCTTGCCGGCGCGCAATAGGGGGCTTTTCAGACGGCTTGCCTTGTGACCGCTCATCAGCCAACAAGTGCAAAAAAGCGCCGTGAGATGACCGCCTGTTTTCCCAACAGTGGTCGCTCAACGGCAGCCATTAGGGATTACCGGGTTGGGTGGACACTTGCCCGTTGCCGCGCGCGATTGCGCGCGACCGCTTTGCGCCGACAGCAGCCGTCAGGCTGGCTCCAGAATCTGAACGTTCGGGCGTGCTGCCGCGCTCAGTTCTGCCTCGAACCCTGGCGTCGGTGGTAGATTTCGTTCATAACTTTCGTCTAGAATTTGGATTGTTGTTATGGTCGAGCTCACATCGTCCGTCCGGGAGTTCGCATGCCGCTGAACCGTCACCTCCAAGAGGTCATGTTCGCCGCGCATCTGGTAGCTCCAATGAAACTTGACGTGCGGCGACTCGCACAACTCATTGACACATTCAGCGACGATGGCGCCACCATCGACCAGATGGCGCCTCTGCCCCCCGCAGCGCTGCCCGGAACTAGCTCCGCCAACCCGACACTCGCTGGGTCGCTGACCTTTCAGATTGGTCAGGTGGCGGGGGAGCTTCCCCGCATCCGCTTACTGCTCGGAGACGGGCACACTTTGTTCGTTTTTCAGAGCGATCGCTTCGCCTTCGGATGGCGGCGCAGTGAGGCAGTCGGTTCACAGGTCGATTATCCGGGATTTCAGAGTTTGCAATCCCGTTGGGCCGAGGTCATTGACCAAGTGCATAAGTGGGCAGCGCTTCACAACGAGCAGCTATCTTTCCGGCTCGCGGAGTTAGATTACAACAACGCTTATCCACTTGAGGTGGAAGGCCAAAAGCGACGCCTCAAGGACGTGTTTAAGCTCATCGACGTTGAGGCACGTCCCGTTAACGCATTCATGACGAACTGGAGCGAGCCTCTGGACGATGGAGGCTCCGTAAATGTCTCGGGCGGTATCGGTCTTGCACCGCCTGGCACCCGCGTCTTCGGACTTAACTATTTTGGATTGGCGGGCGTTGGCGTGGACAACAGCGGTGGCTCATCCAGTGATCTACTGTCGGTGACCGATGTGATCCACACACGCATTCTTGACATTCACCAAGCTGCGATAGCATCTGAGCCGTAGATGTTTACGACCACTATACCCTTTGATTTTGCGCTGGACGTCGGTGTAGCCGCGAACACTCCCGCCGCCGCGGTTGCTCCAGCAGGCGGCTCGCCAGCCATGGGCTACCCCACACGGCCCCTTGGTGTTTCCCGACCTAATGAGGCCTCTTCGCTATCAGAGAGCCTTAAAGTTTTGCCGCCGCATGCCGCTTGGGAGCTCGAACTCGCCGAGAACCTTCGCCATCTTTCAACCCTTCAGGCTGGATGGGACGGGGCGGGCTCGCGTGAAGTGTCGAATCGTGCATTATTCTTAGCTGATCTCCGGATTCGGGAAGTGCTCGGCGGCTTCGATAATCTCGTCGCTCCCTACTTAGTCCCTGCCGGCGATGGCAGCGTTCAAATCGAGTGGCATGAGAGTGACGGGGAGCTTGAGCTTTCCATTGATCCAGACGGCAAATTCTACATCTGGGGCCGGGACCATATCCACGCGACTGAGTTTGAAGGCGCGGGCGAAGAGGCGCTTGCTCTCTTCCGTCGTTGGGCGCCCAGGCTTGCCGCGGGATTTGGCCATGAAGTTTATGTGCCGATGGCGGCGCAGACGATCTCAGCTATTTCGGTCTGATCTAAGGCTCGTCCGGACGCTGCAGGCACCCGAGCAGCTAGTTTGGAATAAGGCAACTGGGGCCTGGGAGATATCATCAGCAGCTTTTGGGCCGTCTTCAAAGGACCGTTGCCTTTCGATAGACATCGAAGAGCTACTCGATTACGATGGTTTGAATGTGCTCACGCTTTATCCCACCATGCCACGTGCTGTAGGGGCCGTGACGTTCACTGTCGCTGAGGTGACGGCTTTAGGCCTACAGGCTGAGCATCAGCCTGTACCTACAAATTGGTACCACGGCGGAGTGATGGGCATTACCGAGAATAAGAAGAAGAAACTTAAGCTGGCAGCGAAGGAACTCGTCGCAATTGATCAGGAGGCTGCGCAGCGCCACGACGACGAGAAGCAAGCACGTATTCAGAGAGCTGCATCAGTTGCGCCTGCCAGCTTCTAGAGGCGTTCCCTCATTGGTGAACGTTTATATAGCCGCAACCGAAGCCTAAACTGTCGTCGGGCGCTGCTCGTACTCCATAAAGGCTCTCCCCAGCGAGCGACACGTTTGTCTGGCGGATATCTCATTGAAGCGCGAATCGACCGTAGGCATCCGACGGCACCTCAGCCTCAGTGATGCGAAGTCTCGCAATCTGCTTTGCGGCGAGCCAAGCATCGTGCTGTATGTCCATGTTGTGGAGCCAGCCATTTACCTCTACGCTTAGTTCTGCCCCCGGACTGTAGAAGTCGAGGATGTCAGGGCAGAGCAGGCTCTGGCAGCGCAAGCGCGGCAAACCCTCACCTGGTTGGCGCATCCGCAGACATAGGCATACCTCTGGCAGGGTCATCTCACGACGTAGGCCGCGCGGTTGATGTTGTGTGTTTGTTCGAGCCTATAGCTTTCAGCCGGTAGCAAGACGCCGCCTTCGTCACGCCGCTTCGCGGCGCGCCACGTCCCCGCGCCTCGCATGGTGAAGGGGAAGAGTGGGCTTCATTACTGACTGGCATCAGTCCAATCCGATCCATCCCATCCTCCAACCCATCCTCTCGTCACAGGAGCTCACGCCTGATGCGGCTGTTTGCAGATCTGTCCAAGGTCGAGGAGCAGGACGACGGCTCCTTGAAGGTGTTTGGCGTCGCCTCCAGCGGCGCCCGGGATGAGGCCGGCGAGATCGTCTCGCCCGAGGCCATGAAGGCGGCGCTTCCGGGATATCTGGCCTTTGGCGCCATCCGGGAGATGCATCAGCCGAGCGCGGCGGGCACGGCGCTGGAGGTCAATGTCGATGACGACGGCTTCACCCGCCTGACCGCCCACATCGTCGATCCCGTCGCCGTCGCCAAGGTGAAGGCCGGCGTCTACAAGGGCCTGTCGATCGGCGGCAAGGTGCTGCAGCGCGACCCCAAAGACCCCACCACGATCACCGCCCTGAAGCTGATGGAGATCAGCCTGGTCGATCGCCCCTGCAACCCCGAGGCCTCGATCAATATGTGGAAGGCGGACGCCGCGTTCGATCTGGACGATCTGGAGCTTGAAGCGCCGGACGATCTGCGAGCGGCGGAGATTGCTGAAGCCTCCAAGGCGCTTTTCACCCGCCTAGCCACGACCCGAGACGCCGCGCCAGTGCAGAAGATCGGCCGCCGCAACTCCGCCAAGGATCAGGCCGCGATCCAGGCCAGCCACGATCAGATGGTGGGCCTAGGCGCGCGCTGCGATCCCGCCAACTGCGATTTCGACGACGATGAAGACGATGATGAGGGCGACGCTGCGCCTGACGCCGGTCTCGACGATGC